GGTGATAGTTCCTGAATCCGTAGTCGTGTAGTCATCACCGGGAGCCAGCAAGACACCATTCAGGAATACCTGCTGTAAACCGATGCTGTACGCAAGAGTGACTCCGTTATTGTCAGCACCCGTGAAAGCCGTTTGAGCGGCAGAGGCCGTGTACTCGAACGTAACCAAACTGACAACACTCGCAGCCGACGCTGCCAACCAACCAGCACCGTCATACACACGCATTTCTTGAGCAGTCGTGTCGTAGTACAACGCACCAGTAACCAGAGCATCCCCATCGTTGTCGGTGCTGGGGGCTGAACTTTTCTGGCCGAGATAGCGGTCATCGAACGAGTCATACGATGCGGCAGCAGCCGCAGCAGAGTTCGCAGCACTTACCGAACTTGCAGCAGCGTTTGTCTCGCTAGTCGCAGCGTTCGTGGCAGACGTAGCGGCATTAGTCTCAGACGTTGCGCTCGCCGTCTCGCTCGCCAATGCCGCAGCCGCAGACGCAGCCGATGAAACCACGTTCGCGTTCGTCGTGACAACATCAGCCGCCGTCGAAGCGGCATCAGCATTTGTTGAGACGACATCAGCAGCTGTAGCCGTTTCAGAAGCGGAGGCATTGCCTTCACTTACGAGAGCAGCGGCGGCGGAAGCCGCGCTTGCAGCCGCGCTTGTTGCAGAGTTAGTGGCCTGAGTAGTGGCTTGAACCAACTGGCTAGACATGCCCGTCTCAGCCCAGTTCTTCGTCACCGCATCCTGCGCCAACGTCGGGTCAGCAAGATCCGTGATCTTGTTCGACCCAGCATCCAAGTCGCCACCAAGAGCGGCAGAAGTCAGAGTCTTGTTCGTCAGCGTCTGCGTAGTGTCAGTTCCAACAACGCTCGACGACGCTCCGATGTCGTGAACATCGGATCCCGCAGCCTGATGGCTGCGCTGATCCGTGAAGTCCAGAGCAATGACACCATGCTCCACCGCCGTGCCAGCCGAGTGCGTCCGCGCCGACGTTCCATCAACACCTCGCGTCACCGAGAAGGCGGAGCCGACTTGTCCGGTCACCGTCACAATCTCTTCGTTCGCTGAGTCCTTCTCAAGGATCAGCGTGTACGGGTAACTCGACGGGAAGCCACTAGACGAGGCGACATTGATCTGAGCGTCACTCACCCCAATAGTCGACGACAGTGTCGTCGTAACAGCCGTCGAGCTGTAATACCGAGCAGGAGTTCCCATGCGTTACCTCGCGTATTGAATGATCGACAAGTAGTTGTCCTGCTGCTTCGCCTTCTCCTCATTCAGGCGAACCGTGAACAACTGGTACAAGTAGCGAGACACCGAAGTGGACTCGCCGGAAGGAACAGGCGCATCAACCAGATCAGCCGCCGGAGTACGAGCAATCACCTTGCCCGGATCCACCGTCGAGATCAGCCGCCACATAGCGCCAAGCCGGATCACATCCTCCGAACTGGCCGGTAGGCCAGACACCGTCGAGAACTCATCCGTTGCGGCAGACAACGCCGTCGGGTACTTCGCGTACTGCACGCGAACCGTCCGACCCGGCGTCGGATACTCGTTCAGCACAATCGCTGAACGCATCGACGAGTCACCAGAGACACGGAAGTTCCGGTCAATCCGGTAACGCTTAATCAAAGGCCAAATCTCAGTCGAGTCCGGCGCGTCAAACGTGACGCCCGTGACATCCTGAAAGTCAGACGGCAACGCGTAGGCATACACCGAGCCGTCGAAAGTGAATTCGTGAGAAGCCAACGCCCTAAGGTCGATCCCCTTGATCGTCTCGTTGATTGCACGCTTAATCTGGTCACGAGGGAAGAGCGGGTTGTTCCGCACCAGCGTGTTCACGCTGTGCGCTGCAGCAGTCGTGCCACGGAACCCACGACCACCCGGAAGAACAGTCGCCGTGCCAGCCTGCGAGTTAACGCTCTTCAGGTAAACCAGTTCGTCACCGACCTCAACCAAGCCCTTCGACAACGCTGACGTGTCATCAACAGTCAGCGTCGTGTCCGCATCGGTGGCTGCCTGCAGCAGCACCGTGATCGACTCCTGTCCGCGAACATACGAAGACACCTCAGAGAGAGTGTCTTCGATCATTTGGTTGAAGTTGCTCACGCCTGTACCGCCTTACCGAGGCTGTCACTAGCGCGGACAGCAGAGTTGATGTCTTTCAACTTCGTTGACCTCGGCTGGATCCCGTCCTTACGGGCACTGCGGTACGCGTCCAGTTCCTTGTCGTTCGCGTGAGACACCGCACGAATGTGCATGTCTTGATACGACAACGTCGACGCTTTGCAACCAAAGCAACCCTCGACGTACTCCGGGTGCTTCAGCACACGATGTAACGGCATCACAACTCCGAGATGTATTCCGCGAACCCAGCAGCCGTCAGTTCGGTCGCCAGTTCGTCAGTGATTTCAATGTCAAAACCCCCACGCAGCACAACGTCACACTGCGCGAGGAAGTCACCCTGTGGCGTCATAACTGTCAGCCACTGGCCGTCCTTCTTGACGACCGTCTTCGCGTCGTACCACGACGTCCACCACAAGGGGTCTGGCCTGCCACGCTTGACCTCAAGCGTCGGGCCTCGCCACAACTTAGCCATGCTTCGCAGCCCACGCGTTCGCCACGGCGGACGGATACTTCTTGAACTTCTTCTTCGCCGCAGCAATCTGCTTCGGCGTCAACTTCTTGCTGCGCTTTTTCGGGTTCGGCTTATTCCAGAACTTCTTCTTGGACTTCACTTCTTGTGTTCGACCTTCTGCTTCGGGATGTTGCCGTTCTTGGCGTTATTCCCCGGAACCATCGCGTCGTTCACGTCTTTGCAACCACAAGAGGCGCACATTCTTTTCTCCTTCGATGCGGGAGGGAGCCGCTTGTGGCGACTCCCCCCCAACACGATCTAGAGGGTTAACTAGATGCTGGACTCGCAAGTGATGACGTAGCGAGCCTCGGGCCGATAGACGTTCCAGCCGAGCAATCCCTTGTAGCCCACGCTCCTGAAGCGCATCAGCTTGTCGGTGATTGGTGAGATGACCGTCTTCGGTTCGTAAGAGACAGCCTCAAGCAGAGCCTGCTTGCCCATCACGATGACCTTGTGGTCACCAGAAACGGTCTCGACGCGAGGCGATTCGATGAACTTCACGCCCTCGTACACGCCGACCTCACCGTTCCAGATGTTGCCCACACCGGCTTCGGTGTAGGTGTGCGGCTCACGCCACACGTTCGCACCGGACGCAGCGGCCTCCGAACGGAGGTCGAAGGAGGTGTCCGGGTGCAACATGCCGACGTAGAACGCACCGTCACGCGGTTGAACCGAAGCGGCGCGGAGGCGAGCGACAGACTTACGAATGTCAGCAGCCTTCAACTGTGCATCGGAACCAGTAACAGTTCCACCGACGGTCTTGTCCTCACCGTTGACCGTGGTCTCATCGTCAGCGGTCGTGCCAGCGAAACGACCAGTCGCCAGACCAACGAGGGTCTGGTACACCAGTGCGTCGAACGAATCCCGCATGTTGTAACTGAGCATGTCAGCCACTGCAGGGTCGATCGCGGACAACGACTCAAGAGCGAGACGCTCAGTCGTGGTGACGGCATTGCCGTACTCGTTAACAGTCACCTGAACCTTGTTGGTGTTGTTGAGTGCAACAGCACTAACGTCCGAAGTCTCGGTCAGCGGGGAGCTGATCCGAGAAAGGTCGTTGTGCAGTTGGAACACAACAGTCGCACCGGGGTTGGTGACATCAACAGGCCGAACATCCGCGAACTTGCGGAACATCGGCTCAGAGCGCAGATTGAACTGCACATACTTGTCATACGCTGTCTGAATAAGGTTAGTCAGCGTACTAGTTGACGTGTCAGCCATTGTTGGCTAACCCTTTCTGTGAGATGTTGTTAGGACTGTCAGCCCTTGAGGATCGCCGCCAACTCCTCTGGAGTTGACGCGTTCTGGATCTTCTGTTCCAGACTTTGACCCACAGTCGGGTCAATGCCGCCTTCCTCTACCGCTGACATCAACGCGGCGGCTTCATCGACAGTCGACGCTTCTTCCGTCGACTGCTCCTGTTCTGCTGGTTGAGCGCCGAAGACCTCTCCGTACTCCTTCAACCATGCGGCTAGGTCGTCTTCGTCCTCGACATCGTCGGGAACAAATGAAGCGATCTTGGCGTTGTAGCCCATCTCGGTGAGAGACTCACCGATCTGCTCCGTGCGAGTTTGAGTCATGTATTCCTCAAGCATCTCGTCACGCTCTTTCAGAGCAGAAGACATTTCCTTCAACTGCTTCCGCAGTTGCTTCACCAAATCGCCACCCTCGTCATAGTCGAGGTCGTCGTACTCAGCCATTTCATCTCCCTGTTGTTCCTTGTTGGATGCACTCACCCGCACACGCGCATGGGGGTACGCATGTGGCTGTGGCGACTATCGGTCTCATTTACTCTCACCGGGGCCGACCGATCCGGTTGAGGGTGGACGTGTCCAGAATCGAACTGGAGTTAAGGAACCAACGCGGGAGTTGTCACCCCGAATTACGGTTCCTTCTAACCTGTCACGCCCGGACGTTTACACGTCGGTTCGATCACGCAGGGACGACTTACCCAACGCGCTCTGCTTACTGAACTGCGCTCGCTCTTTCGACGCGAACCTGCGGCGCTTGCGACCTGCACCCGCACCGCCAGCAAGACTCAAGTCCTCACGGACGATGTCCTTGAAGTCCATCGCCTCGCTGTACAACTTGCCCAAACGCTCAACAGCCGGGGAATCCTCTGCTGCCTTATCGAAGGCAGCCTCGGTTTCCTGCTTCGACTTACCAGCGCCGTAAATCTCACCGGACAATTCCTCACCCGGCATCAAACCTTGCCTGCGACCCATGCCAGCGATGCTGGCCGTGCCGTACATGCGCTGCAGCTCGGTGCGAGAGTTCAAACCGTAAGCGCCAGTGGATCGCGCCGCTCGACCTTCCAGCACCGGCATCGCCTTCGCTGGATCCAGCAGGTACGCGACCATGTCCGACGTGCCCATGTCGTAGAAGTCACGCAACGCGCCAACTACTGACTCGTCAGCGAAGTTCAACGCGTCATACGCGGTGTCCACTCGCGACTTGAACTCCGATGCGCTGATGCTGTTCGCGATCAAGTTCGTGAAGTCATCCGGCGAATCGTAGAAACCCTCCGGCATGTCACGATCCGCGAGGATCGTGCGGTAAGTGTTCTCCGCCTCGATGTACTCAGCAGGCGTCAGCATGCGGTCACCCGGTCGGCCTTGCCCGTCAGCCAGACGCTGACGAATAATCTCGTTCGCCTTGAACCGCTGCTTGTAAGGCTCGCTCGTGTACACGGCGTTCAAGATCTCCGCCTCCGTTGGCTTCACGTTCGTCGAGTACAAGCCATTGATGATGCCGACGAGTGACGCCGAGAAAGCCTCGTCCATGCCGAGGTTCTGGAACATCGCCTCGACAGCGTCACCGGCTGTGCGCTCACGCACACGGCTCCGCTCAGTGCGTGAGCCGTCGGAGTAGATGTTGTAGGTGACGTTAAAGCCACGCTCGTACACCGTCTCGACGCCGACCAGCGTGGGAGGCGGTGCGGCAGGGCGAGCATTGTTCGCCTCCGCGAACCCCGGAACCTCATAATCACCGGGCGTGTAGGTCGGTGTTCCGCCTCCCGCCGGGAACGTAACACTCGGCGCTTGACCGTAATGAGTAAATCCGGGGTTGGTTGTTGATCCACCAGCGGACATCCGGTTGAGATTATCCTGAAGTTGCTGGATGGCAGCGACATCTATCTTGCTAAGGTCAATAGCATTGAAATCAACCATCCGCTACCCCAAGAACCCGAAGTCTTTGGCAATCATCTGCGCTATGTCCGTGTACTCTTCCTTCGCCTTGAACGTGCGCTGCCAGCGAGGATCCTTACGCGCCTGAAGGCGCGTGTCATACAAACTCATCGGCGTCCAATTCCCATCCGCGCCCTTGTTGTTCAGTACCGACTGAACAAGGTCGTCATCCAGTTCAATAAACGGCAACTCCAACTCGTTCGCCAACGCGGTCAAGTACGGGTCGGCTGCCTGCCGAACCGTCTGACCACGGTTGATCGCATCGGCCAAGCCGGGGAACCGAGAGATGGCCTGCTCCTGCATGTACTGCTGAACGTCCGTCTCATCCATGTCGCCACGCATGACCGACTCAAGAGTGGTGCGGAACCACGACTGGTAGCCGTCATTCGACATGCCGAAGTCGATGCCGTAATCGTTCGCGTAGTTGTTGATCAACTGCGAGGTAGTGAGAACATCACCCTCGTAGTCGTAAACCTCAACACCGCCGATCATCTTCGTCTTATCGAAGTCGATAGCGTCGATGATCTGGTCAGCCATCCACTCGGCGTCGAAGAACTGCAGCTCGCCAGCCTCGTTACGGCCACTGCCGTAGAACATTTGCTCCGCGTACTTACGGGCCGTAGCGAAGTCAATCTCAGCGCCAGCGTCCTCGTACTGCTCGATGATGTCCGCAGCACGCTCCGCCATCAAGTCATCGAACAACTCCGGCGTGTACTTAGCACGCTCACGCTCGGCCTCAACGTAGGAAGTGAGTTGCCCACGGAACCAGTCAGAGTTCTCAATCTTCAGAGTGATGTCAGCGTTGGTCGGGGTACGACCCTCCGCCGCCTCCGCAAGGATCTCGTCGAGGATTGCCTGCAACTCCGGCTGCTTCCGCAACGTAGCGGCAGATATGCCGAACGCCTGACCGAGTTCCTTACGGTTCAGGTCATCAATCTGAAAGTCATATCCAACGCTCACTGCTGACCCTTCGCAAATTCCTCAAGAGCATTGCCACGGTTAGCCAGCGCGTTATCCAACGCCGACATGAAGTTCACTGCAGCGAACCGCTCCGCGTAACCCTCCTGCGATTGCGCGTACTCACGCGCAAACCGCGTCGCGTCAAAGCCACCGGACGTGACATTGTTCGCGCCGTTCGTCCTGCGGACCGGGTTCGCACGCTCCTGCGCGTTCAACAGTTTCTGGTACGTCTGCACCTCATCGTCGGACGCCGTGCGTCCGAGATACTGAGTGAACGTCGCATCGAGTTGCGCTCCAGCCACCGCCTCATTCGTTAACGTGACGGAAGAGGTCGGGCCTCCGCCTCCTCCACCTCGGCCACGGCCCTCACCCAAGCCAGCGCGGAATACGAGGTAGTCCTGCCACGGTTGGTTTTGGCGGCTTGCCGAGTCGAAGAACTCTTCCCATGAGTTGAAGCGGGTATCGAGCAGCAGTTCTTCCAGAGCGTCGTACTCTTCCGGCTGCTGCGCCATGCGGTTACGCATCTCCTCAAGGAGTTCTTCTTGCGTCTTGTAGTCCGGGGCGTTCTCAAACGTCATCGTCGGGCTGGGGACGTTTCCGCTCGCGTCAGGCGCACGTTGGAAGTTTTTGTACGGGGCCAGATAACTACTCGGAGCGGCGAGATACAGCGGTATGTTGAACTGCTCCGTCTTGTCTGAGTAACCCGTGATCACTGGAAGCTTCGTAGAAGCGCCAGTCAGATCCTCGTAACGATTTCCCGACTGTTCTACTGTTGGCTCACTCACCCGATTCCCCTAACGGTACGGTCAAGTTGTCCTGCTCAAGGAAGTTGTCGTAGAAGTCCGCGAACTCCAGACTGACCAGTCGGTAGTCCGCAGCCCACGCCGCGAACTGCTCACGAACAGCGGCGCTGTCAGCGCCATCAGCGATGGCTCGCTGCGCCAGTTGGCGCTCCCTCATGTAGTTGCTGATGTGTCCCCACAAGGGCGACTGCCCTTGCGTGTCCATGAAGTTCTCATCGTTCAGCGCCTTATCGATGCCAATCAAGTACGACGGAGTCATGTCCAAGTACATGCGGTACTGGGCGTTCCACGTTTCCCCGTACTTCTGTGGCATCTGCACGTTAACGAAGTTGTCCCACTTCTCTTTCACTGCCGCTGCAGCGTTCGCCTGAATGCTCACGCCCATCATCGCCAGCGCGTCGTCACGCGCTTCCTTCTCCTTGCGGTACTCGCGCCACGCCTGCGACATAAGCAACTCGACCTGCATCTCAGCCGGAGTCAAGCGACGAGAAAACTCCTCCGCCGTCCCCGGAACCTTCTCCATCGTCCAGTACTTGTAGACACCCTGATCGAACTCCGCTGCCTGCGTACCCGCAGTCAGCACGCCGATAGCACGCGGATCAGTGCGAGTAGCAATCTCACTGACCAGCGTGCGATTGTTGTCAATCACATCGAACGACTCGATGGTGTAGCCAACAGTCGGAGAAACCTTCTGCGTTGTCGACTCGATCATCGGCAGGAACGCCGTACCAAACTTCTCGACGAACGTGTCGACCTTCTGCCGGTACGTCATGTTCGGGTCAGCCATCAGTTGCCGCCACGCGTCCTGCTGAAACTGGTACTTGCTCGTTCGCGTCGTAGCGAACGGAGCAACCAGCGACGCGAGGATGCTGAACCTGTAGAACTGGTTGGTCTGATCCATGATCTCGCCAACGTCCGGCATGTCCGCAGGGTTACCGCCATCGGCGTACCAGTCAACAAACGCTGACTGCATCATCGAGTCAGCGATCCCCAAGTACATGCGGTCGTCTTCGCCCTTGCGCCACTGGTTCACCTTGCGAGCGAACGACGGCAAGATTGCGTCAGTCGGGCTGGGGATCACACCGAAAGGTGCGATCTGGTTGTAGATCGGCTCCGGCAGTTGATCACGCAGAGTGCGCTGCAAGTCAGGCTTACCCTGCATGAACACCGACACCGGCACTTGCACGACCGGGCCGAAGCCCGGAAGGAACGGAGTCTCGCCCGGAGTGACGACGTTGATCGCTCCCTGCGGGATAGCCACAGGTATCCCGCCGGTCACGTTCTCAGATAGCCAATCGTTGATACCCGACGGCAGGCGGATGTACTTCTCCTGAGAGCCAGTCAAGAAGTCCATCCGGTCGGACTCGACCGGCTTACCTTCCGAGTCAACAACCATGCCCAGTTGGTTGGGGATGTTCCACAAGATCGAGGCGCGAGCAGCAATCGAAGGATCGTTCACGATCATCCGGCTCCACACCTTCAGGCTGTTCTCCCACGCAGGGAAGAACGGCACGAGGAAACGGAAGAACGCCGCCGGGTTCGACAGACGCTCAATCGTGTACAGCGTGTCCTTCAGGTCACGCAAAGCCCGAGTCTGAGCGGTCTTATTGATCCGGTTCAGTACGTCCTCGCTCAAATCCACGCCTTGGCGTTGCGCGATCCCGACCATCGAGTCGAACTCACGCGACCACACGGAAGCGAAGTACGGATGCCGGACAAGGCCCGTCTCAGGGATGTTGCCGAGCCACTTAAAGATCGTGTCGATGGGCTTGCGTGCGTACTCACCCAGCGATGCGGGGCGAAGAATCTCCCGAGCCTCACGCCCATGAATGGCCGTGAGCATGTCGTCGTAGCCCTGCAGGTTCGGCTGGATCGCCTCACGCAGCGCCAACGCGGAAGGCTCACTCTGCGTCGCTACGAGTCGCCGTGCCTCCTCGGTCGGTAGGTAGCGGAACAGCATGCTCTCAACGTCGACAACGTGACCCTCGATCTCGTTGCGCTTGATACGCATGTCACGCCGCCAGAAAGCGGCGTCACCCGAACGTGCCCAATCCAGAGCGTCATCCATTGGGTTCGCTTTACCCGCAGCGATTGCCTTCAGCATCTGCTGCATCAGCGGGTCACCCTGAAACTGAATGACTGCTTGATTTAACTCGTCGTAGTACTGAGGATCCGTCGGGTTAACCCGCGTGTAGTTGCGAGCGTTTAGGACAAGATCCTGCTCACGCATCAAAGAAGACTCAAGGAACTGCTGGTTCGTCTGACCCATCGAGGCCAGCTCCCGCAGCACCGGGCCTTCAGG